GGTGATGGCCATGTTGGGGCTCCTTGGTTGTTGGTTGGTAGTACCACCATAGCAGGTGGGTGGTTTATGTTGTACAGGGGGGTACTTACCGGCGTTCCTGCTTCTTGATCTTCTCTTCGGTGTGGTTGGTGCGAAAGACGCACTTATGTTTGATTTAGTTTCCTCTATGTCCAACTTTATCTGAGCTTGTAATGATGGTTGGCACAACGATATTAGCGTGTCTAAATCTTGCTTCAACTAAGCAAGTCTCAACGCTTGTTCAGAATTTGGAATATCATCTTTTGTGAAAGACAAATTCTTCTTGCATGATAGTAAATAGTATCACAACTCTTCGTAATCGTATTCCAAACGTTCGTGTTCCTCGGCAAGTATCAGTGGCGCTATAGTGGTAGCAAATTGCACAACATCTGCCGCTGATATATTCTTCAAATAATCGTGTAAAAGGTTTTCAACTTTTTGTCAGATGTGCTTGAACCCTTTTGAATTAACAGCATTGCTTATAGTTCATTTGAATTTGGTGAATAGCCCATCACCGCTAGAATCTCTAGGATTGACTACGGAATAAGATGGAATCCTAATATTATCCAATCCTATCGGGTTTGCTGTTAATCATCTTCTTTCCATCTGTAGTGATTCGTCTTTGCCTTCTTCGACTAAGGCTTGAGTAAATATGTTACTGGGGTCAGTCCAGAAAACATAGTTCATATTGAAATGCAATCCCAAATTATATGATAAATTGACATCATTCTGTATTGAGCGGGCTGGTTGTATGATGATAGCATATCCTATCGTCTCAGTTGCGAACTTTGATGTTGATGCTGAGTCATCGTATATCATACCGTCATTGTTAATTGAAACATTAAATGAGACTTCTTCAGTAGTTGGGTGCTCAATGCCCATTCAAATAAGTTGCGCAACTGTTAAACCAGCTTGTAATTGTTTATATTGAACGTGTCCTATCACAATCTGACCGGATTGTGTCGCCATTGGTGTCCTGACTAGCAAGCGCACAGTTTGAGCCCACACATAACCACCTTCTGAATATGATATAAAATCACCTCCATATGTGGTCACATAGGACTCCGATGCTCCCAGTAGAGTAGCCATGGTGTAACTCACGGCAGTATTGGCCGGTGTAGTAATGCAAAAGCCAGATAATCGTGAAGCATTATGTGCCACACATGTAGGGAAAGACCAAACAATCGTGTATGTGCTAGCAGCCATATCTCTCACATTGTGTATGTGCACTGCTCTAGAACCTACATGTATTGGATGCCCATTAACAACATACTAAGGTGAGCTTTTGCCAGGGAAGATTTTTGCTATGTTAAATTCATCAACATGTGCTAGTCAAGATTCACGTGAATATTGAAACTGAGTTTCTGCAGGTGCTTGTAATCAGCCAGATTTACTAACGAATTGTTCAACCAAGGGCTGGTAATCAGCTGGCTAAGCCTTCTTACCCTTAGGTGCCCTCTTCTTGTAATTCCTTTTCAGTGGAGTTTCTCCAGATGTCATTGTCTTATCCATTTTTGGCTTTCTTTTCAGCCCTGTGGGACAAGAGCCGATAAGAATCTCCTGGTCGTGTTTCATAGTATATAAAGTCGATAGTGACAGTCCGTACGTAGTCATAATGCATTCCTATAAAGCATTAATATGTTCATTATGGAAATGCACATCTTTTGGATTATAATGCAACTATCGCTAAAATCATTTGAGTAAAAACTCAGGAACTTCTGTTGTCTAACAACGAAGATTTGCAACATCATCGAAAAATGGGATGGGTAATTCAGTCTTGATTGAGTAAGATATTGCTTCATTGTACAAATAACCTCTATCCTTAAAGAGGGGGTGTTGTTTTGGGACATAATTCCTGGTAGTCAAAGCTTTCTTTGGCTCTCTCATCAAATACCACCCATCATATGTTTCTGTATTACCCACATGTACTGCATGTTTTGAACAGAAGTCTATCTTCCACCAAGGCGTAATGAACACATCTTTAACAATTTGCCCCAGACCTTTCTATACATTTTCGTTCACATTGTGAGTATAGCTTCAAACTACATCAACAAATTTATGCACATCTTTTGTCTCAACAAAGCAACAGACGTCATCTCCTGCTGCTATTAACTTAGGTTCAACCCCCGCAATCTCCATGAGATATGTGTAATAATTTATACTCCTAAGTGTATTACCCAAAGTGGTCCTGGTCGGATGTCCTGAGTATGTGGTTCCTCTTATGGCCAGGTTCGGCATATATTTGCCAAAAAGCCGCTTTGACATCATAGGTTTCGTGACAGGTATTTGTTCCAAAGGGAAGAACGCGTCGTATTCCATCGCCATGGCCTACTCCAAGCAGAACTCTGTTATTTTATCTGCGTTTGATGTAATGTTCTCCTGTCTAAGTACATGCTAAATAATGTCTCGGATTCTACTCTTCCATACTTGAAAGAACTAATTGTCTATAGCTTCTATGATGGAATAATGTTGTGTGGAGTCAAATGCTGAGCCGTCTAAGGACACCGCGCTGTATAAACCGGGGTTAGGACCGATAATGTTGGAAATCCTAATCTTAAGAGCGTCACAGTCGTCGCCATGACAGAAGGATAAAGTGTTATGTTTAATATCTTTGAATAACTATTCCTATACATATGTTAACACTCCGCATAAATTGTCACTAGGACAAAAGATTAGTCGGGGGCGTGTCGAATCGTTTAGCGGATTACCCGTTGTGTATTGGACTTCACCTGATTTGACCATTAGCTGAAAAGCTCCTTCAAAATTTCTTTTCTTTGGGTGATGTAGCTATTTATGTATAACCCTCAAATATTTTTCCTTCTTCTATTTCGAGTAATCCTTGGATTCTATCCAGTCCTCAACCTTAGGTATGGTGATAGGTGGCAAATTGTTTATCCACGCTAATAATCTTCGATTCCAGCTGTACCCAAGCTGTTCTATCACCTAAAATTCTGGTGTCACCCTGGACGATAAATGTCTCTAGAATATAGCTACCACCATATTGTTCTGTGATTTTGAGTCCCATTCGAACTCGGAGACTTTCTTCCCGCTTTCATAAACATTAAATCCAACAAACTAAGATTCTCAAGTGCGAATATCTTGAGAAACGAACAAATCCAATTTATCTTTGATGGCGTTGATAACTATATGATTATCCTTTGAATTCACGCTATCAGCCACGCATACCGCGTCTGTGGTAATTAAATCGGCGTCGATACGTTTTTGGTAGAAGTAAGGTTCTTCTGTGTATTTAGTTTTTACTTCCGGAAAGAATTTAGGAAGCGAATCCTCTCATTCAACGAGAGGTGGATTCTCGAGGTCCATTCACCCCACAAGAATGTCAATTTCGTCCCTGATATCAACCTAATCAGGTCATCTCATCAATCATGCAGCCAGACCAATACCATACGCGCTAGAGAACAAGTGATGTTTCTTGTATTTAGATTCCAGTGCGAACATGCCAGCATAGATTATAGCATATCACATCCAGTTGAACTTATGTTGTTCGTTATCTTGTAACTTGTTGTGATATTGAGTCCTCAATGCTATCTTGGTATTTTTCCTTATTTTGCTTGGTAGCTAGGGACGATTGATAGCCGTTTTGAATTCTCTACTCCAGAATTCTTTATAGGACTATGCTGATTTTAGTCCCTTTAACTCCTCGATTGCGTTCAACATTCTATCTTTTTGCAAATTGATTGGTAGATTGTATGCACCCACTTCCTTACCATCGGCCTAGGTGACTATGACGTCAGCATTAGGCAACATGATTCTAATTAAGCTACCATTGTAGAATAGCATAGGTTCATCAAAGGAGTCACCCCCGTCGAATCTGTAAGTGAGTCTTTCCTACCATTCATAATCAACATGGTCGATAAAAGCTCCGACATAATTTAATGCCGTTATTATAGGATTCAGTACGAATCTCTGTGCTCTTTTAACATCAGTTACTACTTTGTTTTGTGCTATGCACACATACCCTTCTCTCATGGGTAAGATACTCTCCTCTAGCTAGAGGTGTGGCTAAAACCTGACCAGGAGTTTGTTCATACTCTGGTCGTTCTCATATCCTTCTACGTCCTATATATATACTCTTTTTCCATTTGGATGGAAATTGTTGGCCCATTGTGGGTATGCTGTTCTAAAGCATACTATAGCACTATGTCTCCCCACGACATTTATTTCAATAGCCGGATTACGTATCATATACTCATTCAAAGCCATAGATAACAGCGCATCGAAGTGAGAAGATGGTGTGGAATATCCATCAGGATTCTTAAATACGTTCAATTCTAGTCCTGGCATGTTGCTTATGAATCTAGGGTCACAATAGGGGGTTCCTGCTTTGCCCTATCCTTTTTGGGGTTTTTCAAGCAATTCCATGAATGTGTTGATGGAACCAATTTTTACATCTTTAGTCCTGAGTTGATAAACATCAGTTACTCTAGTTTCCTCTCCGACTCGTTCCATTTCAGGGAAATATCGAGGATATTTATCCCTTATCAAGTTATAAAATTCCAGCGGAATTTTTTTACTGCAAGTGCATGCATTGATGATTTTGAAACCCATCTATCTATAACCGCTTATGTATGCGTATTGCATGCTCCATTTCATGAATAGGTTCGCGTATAGAGGATGTAGCTCGTCTATGATTTCATAGTCCTTGATTTTTCTAAGGAGACTACATCAGTCCTTCATGTGATTGTTTACTAATTCTTTAGTTGGTTTAACAATCTTCCTGTCCGGAAATAGGTGTTTATTCGGCATTTTGTATTTGAAATTTCAGATGCTTTCTTTGATAGCAGATACGTCCTGCGGTTGGATATTGGCAATCACTTTGTTATCCTTGACATATTTATCCTTCAAAGAGGAGTCAACTTCACTCCATAGCTTAGCATCATGTTGCATTTTCTCGATTGTTGGCCTGTATTTAGACACAACGACGGGGTCGCTGAGCTTTCTAGTTAACTCAACGATGTTGCGTATGGCCGGTCTAATTTTCCCTTTAGGATAGACCACATATGCATGTCCTGTCTTATCCTTTATATTGACATAGATACAGGGGTATGCCGTCTGCTTTTTCATGTGTTCAGAAAGGGATACCTCATCTCTATACACAGGAGCGTATCTCCCAAACAAATGCTAGACTCTCTAATCTAGC